TGGGAACTTTGGCAAACATCACTCGATTTCCACAGTTAGGACCGGAGGAGGGCCGCTGATGGCGTCCCAACACGGCACCCGCACCCGCTACAACACCGGCTGCCGCTGCGATGAGTGCAAGCAGGCCAGCCGCGACTACGACAAGGCGCGCCGGCAGAAGATGCTGGCCGCCAAGCACACCAAACCGTCTCGGGCGACGGTCACTGCGCTGCCGACTGCGTCGGCGCCGGCCGAGCATGAGCCGGGCCGGGTCGAGGCCGGCGTCTTGGCTGAAATTGGCGGATTATCGACGGCCGCGACCCGGCAGGGTTTGGTCGAGGTGGCCATCGCGTTGGCGCGGGTGTTGGATTCGCCGTTGGCGATCGCCCAGCACCCCAGTGCCGCGCATCGGCTGTCGGAGACGTTGGACAAGCTGCGGCGTGGCGCGGATGCCCGCCGGTCGAAGCTGGCCTCGGTGCGGTCGATGACTTCGTCTGCGAAGGCGACCGGGTGATTGTTGGCTGTGAGCAGCCGCGGATCTTTACCCCGCCGAAGCGTGAGTTGACCCCGGAGACGACGCACGGGTTTGCGGCGATCGCGTTCGCCGAGGATGTGCTCGGGGTCAATCTGTTCCCGTGGCAGCGGTGGCTGCTGATCCACGCCCTGGAGCTGGATGAGACCGGCGCCTACCGCTACCGGTTCGTGGTGGTCAACGTGGCCCGGCAGAATGGCAAGACCCTGCTGATGCTGATCCTGGCGCTGTGGCACATCTACGCCCTCGACAGCCCGACGGTGATCGGCACCGCCCAGGATCTGGCCAACGCCGAGAAAGCGTGGGCCGAAGCGGTGGAGTGGGCGCAGTCCGACGAGGAACTCGAAGAGCTGATCGAGAAAGTGTCGTTGGGCCATCCCAAGGTGATGCGGCTGGTGACCGGCTGCCAGTACCGGGTGGCTGCGGCGTCCCGCCGCGGCGGCCGCGGATTCTCCGGTGACCTGATCCTGCTGGATGAGCTGCGCGAGCATCAGACGTGGGATTCGTGGTCAGCAGTGACAAACACGATGAACGCCCGCCCGAAGGCGCAGGCGTGGGCGTTCTCCAACGCCGGGGACGCGCTGTCGACGGTGCTGCGGTATTTGCGCGCCCAGGCCCACCGCGAGCTGGGCTGGCCGGATGGTGACGGCGACGCCGAGATCCTCGAAGGCCTTGATGAGGAGATGCAGGAGTATCTGGATCAGACCGCCGACGAGCAGGTGCTGGGCTGGTTCGAGTGGTCGGCGTCCCCGTCGGCGAAGCGCACCGACCGGGGGGCGTGGGCGCAGGCCAACCCGTCGATGAATCACACCGACATCGTCGAGAACTGTGTGACGGAGCGGGCGATCGCGGCGGCGTTGCGCACCAACCCGCCGAGCCAGTTCGAGATCGAGGTGTTGTGCCGGTGGGTGTCGATGGCCGAGTCCGGCCCGTTCCCCGAGGGTTCGTGGCGGGAAACCTTGGACAACGACGCCAGACCCGCGCAGGACACCCCCCGCTTCGTGTGTTTGGCCGTGTCATGGAATCGCGGCAAGTGTTACATCGCCCGCGCCGCTCGGGACGCCGACGGCAACCCGGTGGCCGGTATCGCCGCCGACCGTGCGGGCACTGACTGGGTGATCCCGTGGCTGATCGACAACCGCGACAGCTATTCAGGGATTGTGATTCAGTCCAACGGCGCCCCGGAGACTTCCCTGATCGACGACATCGCCAACGCGGTCACCGCCGAGGGCGCGCCGGCGAACCTGCCGGTGATCGCCTGGGCCGGCCCGGATCTGGGCTCGGCGACCGGGATCGTGTTCGACCGGCTGGACAAGCGCCGCATCCGGCATCTGGCCCACCCGGGTTTGGACGCTGCGGCCACCTCGGCGTCGGTGAAGGTGCTTTCCCAGGGTGCGTGGGTGATCGACTTGGCGTCCAGCCCGACCGACGCCGCCCCGTTGAAGGCGTTCATCGGTGCGGTGTGGGCGACGGAGACCGCCGCCCCGCTGCGCCGCTCAGCCTACGAGGACAAAGGACTGCTCGTTGTTTAGCTCCCAGCTCAAGATCGTCGGCGCCTCGGTGGTGGTCAACCTGGTCTCCGGTAACGCGGTGTCGGGTGTGTGCGCATGGGAGAACGGCCGCGCGGTGATCCTGCGCGGCGCGACGGTGCACTCCCCAGGATCTGATCCGGCACCCGCCGACGGCGAGGTGCTCATCGAACGCACGAACATTGACTTCGTGCAACGTTTGAGAGGCGGTGCTAGGTGCCCTTCGTCGCCACCGCCGGCTCGATAGAAGCCCTGTCGCGCCACCGCATCACCACCCCGTCCCGAATCCTGCTGTCCTCCACGTATTCGGCGGATTACGCCACGATCTGGCGCACCCAGGAGTCGGTGCGCACGGTGGTGACGTTCCTGGCCCGCAACATCGCCCAGCTCGGTTTGCATCTGTTCGAGCGGGTGGGGGATGCTGACCGTCAGCGGCTGCAGGATCACCCTTTGGCCCGGTTGCTGCGCCGGCCGAACCCGTGGACGACCCGCTACCGGTTCATCAACGCCCTGGTACATGATTTCGCTATCTACGACAACGCCTACTGGTTGAAAACCCGGTTCGGTGGGGATCAGTCGGTGGGGTTGGTGCGGATTCCGCCGCAGATCGTGACTATCGACGGGGATGACTGGTTGACCCCGGCGGGGTTCAAGATCGACGGCAACTCCGGTGTGCGGGTGGTTCCGGCCGATCAGATGGTGTATTTCCGCGGCTATGGCCTCGATAAGGATTCCGGGATCAGCCCTTTGGAGGCTTTGCGCCGCACCCTGCGGGAGGAGTTCGCCGCCACCGAGATGCGTGAGCAGGTGATGCGCAACGGGGCGCGGATGTCGGGCTATCTGGAGCGCCCGAAGGACGCCCCGGAGTGGTCGGAGGTGGCCCGGGAGCGGTTCCGCACCGCCTGGCAAGCCCAGTACGCCGGGTCGGGGCCGGGCGCGGGCGGCACCCCGATCCTCGAGGACGGCATGACCTTTAAGCCGGTCAGCCAGACCGCGAAGGATTTGCAGTACATCGAGGCCCGCAAGTTGACCCGCGAGGAAGTGGCCGCCGCGTATTTCGTGCCGCCGCCGATGCTGGGCATCCTCGACCACGCCACGTTCTCCAACATCACCGAGCAGCACAAGATGTTGTACCAGGACACGCTGGGGCCGTGGCTGTCGATGATCTCCGAGGAGATCGCGCTGCAGCTGCTGCCCGACTTCGAGCCCGACTCTGACCGGTTCTACGTCGAGTTCAACCTGCGCGAGAAGCTCACCGGCAGCTTCGAGGAGCGCGCCGAGGCGATCTCGAAGGCGGTGGGCGGGCCGGTCATGACCGTGAATGAGGCCAGAGCCTTGGACAACCGGCCGCCGGTCGACGGCGGGGACGACCTCATCCGACCGCTCAACGTCACCGCCAACGGTGACGACGAGCCCATCCCGGCCGCGCCGGCTGACGAGCCGCCGGCCTAGCACGAGGAGATCTGATGCTGACCAAGAACCAGCCCGCGATCGACCTGAAGGCCGGACCCGACGACGGGCTGGCCGAGGGCCAGTTCACCGCCTACGCCAGCGTGTTCGGCAACGTCGACTCCTACGGCGATGTGGTCGCCCCGGGCGCGTTCGCCAACGACCTGGCCCGCTGGGAGAAGTCCGGCAACCCCATCCCGCTGCTGTTCGGGCACAACATGAGCGACCCGGACTACAACATCGGCCACCTCGTCTCCGCCGAAGAGGACGAGGTCGGGCTGAAGGTCACCGCCCAGCTCGACTTGGAGAACCCGAAGGCCAAGCAGACCTACCGGATGCTCAAGGGCCGCCGCATCAACCAGATGAGCTTCGCCTACGACGTGCTCGACGGGGCGATGGTCAAAGGTGATGACGAGGACGACGTCTACGAGCTGCGGGACCTCAAGCTGTACGAGGTGTCGGTGGTGACGGTGGGGGCGAATCAGGAGACCGAGATCCTGGCGGTGAAGCAGGCCGCCGACCTCGCCGAGCGGATGGCGGGGAACATCAAAGCTGGCCGCGTGCTGTCGGCCAAGAACGAGAACGCGATCCGCACCGCATACGAGTCTCTCGGTGCGGTGCTGACGGCTCTCGACGGCACATCCGACGAGCAGAAGGCCAGCGAGCCGTGCCCGTCTCGCCAGGTGGACGACGACCCGGAGGTTAAAGCCGACGGGTCCGAGGAGCTGCCGCGTGAGGCCATCACGGCGTCGTCCGTCGACCGCTCGGCGCTCATCCACGCGATCTACGGCCAAATCCAGGCCGAGATCGCCACCCCCTAAAACACTCAGATAGGAGAGTGCAATGAGTAATCGTCTTACGATGCTCAAGGAGCGCGCCGACGCCGCATCGAAGGCGGCGCGCGAGGTGGCCGAGAAGGCCGCCGACGAGAACCGGGACATGACCGACGACGAGCGGGCCATCTACGAGCCGGCGATGAAGACCCTCGGCGAGACCCTGGACGCCATCAAGGCGGTCAAGGCCGATGAGGCCATCATCGCCCAGGCCCGCGAGTTCGCCGACAGCGTCGGCGTGGCCGAGCAGCCCGAGGTCAAGGCGCGGATGCGCAGCCTCGGACTGACGGTGGTCGAGTCCCCGGAGTTCAAGTCCCTGCTGGGCCAGTACCCGGATGGCCGCATCCCGGCCAAGGGTCGGGTGCAGTCCAACCCGATCGCCGTCAAGAGCCTGTTCACCGGCGCCAGCTCCACCAGCGCGGGCGCGTTCGTCGTCAACGAGCGCACCGACATCGTGGAGATGCTGGGCCGCAAGGCGCTGACGATCCGCAACCTGGTGTCCAACCGGCGCACCGCTTCTGATGCGGTGGAGTACGTCAAGGAGACCAGCCACACCAATTCCGCGGCGGTCGTCGCCGAGGCGACCAGCTCGGCGGCGCCGACGCTGCCCGCCCTGGACGGCGACGCCCTGGCGGCCGGCGCAAGCCTGGTCAACGCGGCCGGCGGCGGCTACAAGCCCGAGGGCTCCTGGGCGTTCGAGGTCGTGACCACCACGGTCAAGACCATCGCCGAGTGGGTGCCGGTCACCAAGCGTGCCCTCGCCGATGTGGCCCAGCTCGAAGGTCTGATCAACGACGAGCTGCGCCAGGATGTTGCTGAGGCCGAGGAGGGTCAGATCCTCAACGGCGACGGCTCGGGTGAAAACTTCACCGGCATCAACAACACCTCGGGTATTCAGACCCAGGCGTACTCGACCGACCTGTTCGAGACGATCCGCAAGGGTGTCACCAAGCTGCGCACCGTGGGCCGGGTCAACCCGACCGCACTGGTGCTCAACCCGGCTGACGCCGAGGCCATCGACCTGGCCAAGGACGGCGAGAACCGCTACTACTACGGCGGCCCGCAGTCCATCGGCCAGCGCACCATCTGGGGCGTTCCGGTGGTGGAGAGCGAGTCCCAGGCGGCCGGCACCGGCCTGCTCGGCGACTTCGCCAAGGGTGTGCTGTGGGATCGGGAGCAGACCACGGTGACGATGACCGACAGCCACGCGGACTTCTTCATCCGCAACCTGGTCGCCATCCTCGCCGAGGAGCGTCTGGCCTTCGGTGTCACCCGTCCGACGGCGTTCTGCCAGCTGGACCTGACCGCCTGATGGCACTGATCGGCGTGACCGGCGGCCTTGACGGGTCGCCGGTCACGTCGCCAACCCCTGGAGGACCCGTGCGACGGTACGACGTGGTGATTGACGGCAACCGCACCACCCTGCTGCTCTCCGACGCTGACGCCGCCGCCCGCGGCCTGCTCACCGCGCCCACCCCGGCCGCCGCCGAGCCGGTGGTGGAGCACAAGGCGAAAACCCCGGCGAACAAGGCCCGCAAGCCGGCCACCAAGCGCGCCGAGGCCGCCAAGTCGGCGTTCACCGCTAAGGGTGACGCCGAGTCATGACCCTGGATGTCATCGCGGTCGAGGCGTTTACTAAAGGCCGCCTCGACCGGGATGACCCCGAGACCGCCCGCCAGCTCGACGCTGCGCTGACCGCGGCCCGCCGCTACTGCGGCTGGCATGTCACTCCGGTGATCTCCAACGCCGATCTGACGTTGGACGGGCCGGGCGGGTTCACCTTGATCCTGCCCACCTTGCAGATGACCGCGCTGAGTTTGGCCAGCGAGGACTCAGTGGCCCTGGATGTGTCCGGGCTGTCCTGGTCGGCGCGCGGCCTGGTCCGCAAGAACAACGGCACGATGTGGACCACCGCCCTCGGGGGGATCACGGTGCGGATCTCGCATGGCTACGCCACGGCCGCCGACTTCGAGTCCGCGGTCCTGGCGGCGATCGACCGCGGCGCCTTCTCCCAGGAGGCCACCGACGCACCCCGCGTCATCGGGCCTTTCCAATACTCCGAACCGGCCGGCGGCACCGACGCCGTCTGGACGGGCATCGAACGGCACGTGCTGGACTCCTACCGTCTGGAGCGCACCCCGTGACCGAGACGGTGACCGTGACTCCCGCCTCCCCGGGTTTGGACTCCGACGGCGACCCGGTGACCCGCGGCACCCCGGTGCAGCTCACCCCCATCGAGATCGCACCCGGTAACACCCTGATCCGCTACGGGGTCGGCGCCGACCTGGTGGATGTGAACTTCACCGTGTATCTGCCGCTGACCGTGTACACCGGGGATGCGTGGGTGGCCACCGAGTCGGTGGTCCGCACCGGCGACATCATCACCGTGCGCGGCGAGCCGTGTGTGGCGATGGTGCAGGTGTGGCGCTCCCAGCGCGGCGGCAACCGGGGCGGTGTGGCGGTGCTGGCCCGGCTGCGCAGCGGTAAGGCCGCCTGATGGCCCGCCCGCTCTGGCGTCGCAACTCCAAGACTATTGAGCGCATTCTAAAGACTAAAGATGCCCCGTTGAAGGCGGCGGCGGCCGTAATTGTGGCGAACATCGACGACGACCAGCTGGTCCGAATCGACGAATACGTCACCGACCGCAAGGTAGTCGGCATCGTGGTAGCCGCCGACGCCCAGGCCCGCGACGGTGTCGCCACCAAAGCCGCGTCCGCGGCCGGAATCTCCCCAGGTAAGCCGTGACCCAACCCGACCCCGCCAAGGCTCTCAAGGACTCGATCGCCGCCGACTGGGCCGAGAACCACGAGGACTGGACGGCCACCCTGCACGTCGACGCCGGGTTCGTGCCCGAGGACGGCTCCCCGGTGCTACTGGTCGCCGATGACGGCGGCGCGGCGGTGACCGGCGGGCCGTGGCTGGCCGGCCGGGATCTGCTGCGCATCGTGTTGAGGTTGACCGCAATGGCGGCGGGGCGCACCGAGGCCCGCGACGTGCTGGCCGCCGCCGCCCACCAC